GTGGAAAGCTATAAACATGCCAATATGTCCGCTGAGTCGAGTTATTGGGACTTTTTCCATCTTGACGAACCGTGTCCCCGACCCATGTTTGTAGCGCACAAGCGTGGGTTGGTGGACCGGAACGGGAAGTTCTGGGTAAACTGTACGCCGCTGAGCGAGATGTGGATTAATGACGAGTTTGTACCGAACGATCGACATGTGGTTGAAAGTGCCCCCGAGGGGTTGGAATTTGATAAGCTGGCTGACGGTGGCGCGAGTAGGTTTATGATTACGTGGAGCGTTTACGACAATCCGTACAATTCGAAGGATGCGATTGCCGAGTTTGAGGCGGGGTTGAATAGGGAGGAGAGGGAGTGCAGGCTTTTTGGGCTGCCGTTGAATATGGCTGGGCTGATTTACAAGGAATTTGTGTATGACATGCATGTACTCTGCGATGTGCCGAAGGGGTGGAAGGACTACCAGACGCCGCCTAAGAGCTATACGGTTAGAGTCTGGTGGGATTACCATATTCGGTTGCCGCAAGCGGTGTTGTTTTTTGCAACGGATGAAAAAGGCAGGGTTTTCGTGTATGATGAGTTGTTCGGGGACAACCTTATCGATCCTGTCGCAAAGAGTATAGTGGAAAAGACGAAGGGATATTTCGTGACGGACTATGAGATTGATAAGCTGGCGGTTATTCCGCATCCGGTTACGGAGGAAAGCATAATTGATGAACTTGCGAAGTATGAGCTGTATTTCGAGCCCGCAACCAAGGATCTGGCGTTTGGGATCAACAAGGTACGCGAGCGACTCAGCGAACGTGATCCTCAGGGGCTGCCGACAATCTTTTTTAGCCCGCTGGCGGTACAAACTTTGTTCGAGTTCACGCATTACGTTTATGATCCGAAAACTAATAAGCCACGAGACGAAGATAACCATATGATGGAAAACCTCTATCGGGCGGTGCTGAACGGCCTGGCGTATATTGAACCGCCTGACGAGAGCGATTATGTGCGGAAGCCGTTCGTGGTGCGGTTCGATCAAAATTTACATTCACTTCAACCGAGTTACAAATGACCGAGGACGTTGTTAAAGAGCTGAGCGGCGAGTCGCCGGAGTTGAGTGAGTTTCATAAGGAGCTGCTCGACCATGTGATGAAGTTGGTAAAGATGTCCAGGAGTACGATGAGCAAAACGTATAGTGACTGGGACAATCAACAGTTGATTTTTAAGGGTGAGAGGGTTCCGGATAAGGATGACGTGGAGATGAGCAAGAGGGACAAACCGATGAAGATGGTTGTTCCGAGTACGTTTGCGCAAGTGATGACGTTTACGAGTTTCTTGTTCCTCCTCTACACGCAGAACCGGACGTTTTATGAGCTGGTGCCCACGGGGGACGAGGACTATGGGACGAAGTATAAGGACAGCGAACTTCTTCTCGAACGGGACGTTCGAGCGAACTCGTGGAATTCGGTGTTGTTTCAGCACCTACTCGATACGGCGCGGTATGGTATGGGTGTGTTGGAGTGCAGCTGGACGAAAAAGATTACGAGGGTGTATGTGCCGAACGAGCCGACAATGGTGACGGTTGGGGGAATGGAGGCTGAGATACCGGGTGAGGGTGCGTGGCAGGAGTATACGAAGTTCGAGGGGAATTTGGTGAGGGGGGTGAGTCCGTATCGGTGGTTTCCGGATACGAGGTTTCCGATCGCGGACTTTCAACGTGGGGAGTTCTGTGCGTGTGAGGAGGAATACTCGAAGACGCTGCTCCAGGACTTGGAGGAGGCGGGTGAGGTTGCGGGAGTTGAGCATATTAGACCGCTTCCAAATAACTTGGACAAGAGCAGGGGCGGTCCGACAAGGCAGCAGAGTGCGATAATGAGTGGGACGAGCGGGAACAATCTCATTCAAGGGCCGACAGGCTCTGGGGGTAAGATGGAGGGGACAGTGCTCGTAACGAAGGTGCAGGTTTGGCTGGTACCTAGTAAGTTCAAGTTTGGACCGAAGGACAAGCCGCTTGGGCCGGAGGAGTTTCCGGTGATGTATCATGTGTGGTATGCGAATGATAATAGGTTGATTCGGGTGGAACCGACTTACGCGTGGCATGGGGAGTTCTATTATACGTTGGCTCAGTTTACGCCGGATATGAATCAAACGATAAGTTTGGGGCTGGCGGACATAATTTATCGGCTGCAAGACGTGATAACGTGGCTGATCAACGCGAGGATAACAGATGTTAGAAGGAACTTACGTGGCCGCAGTATCGTTAATCCTACGATTATTGATACGAAAACGCTGGATGGCGAGGGTGACATTTATCTGCGGAAAGGTGCGAATGCCGCTATGATGGACAAGGCCATTCGGCCGATGGATGTTAATGATGTGACGAGGGGTCATATGGGCGATGCGGATATGTTGAATAAGATCATGCAGACGGTCACGGGCGTGAACGATAACGCCCAGGGGCAATACAACTCGGGTCGGAGGTCCGCGACTGAGGCGCGAGTGGTTAGTGCTGGGGCCGCCGGTCGGATGAAAATGCATGGGGAGTTGATTTGGGAGACCTCACTTGGTCGGCTTGGCCGATTGATGTTGAGTAATTTGAGGCAGAGCTTAAGTTTCGAGAGCTTCCAACGAACCGTAGGTTCCGGCGATCCGATGATACAGCAGAGGTATCAGACGTGGAAGGGGACACCCGAAGATGTCATTTCCGGTGGGGATTTCTTCACGTTCGACTCGACGATGCAGTCGGAGAAGGGGTTCATTGCACAGAGTCTGCAAGAACTACTAGTTGCGGTGATAAATAACCCGGTTGCGGCGCAGCAACTAGACATTGATCCGAGGGCAATGTTGGATGAGATCCAGTATTTGAGGGGCGCGGGGAATGTTGGTAGATTTTCGTTGAGTAAAAGAATTGCGAGCGGTCAGGCGACGCCGTTGCCGCCTGCGATAGTGCCAGGACAAGGACAACCTCAACCACAAGGCGGACCGCCTCAACAGGCCGCTCCGGCGGCCTAGGGTATGCCGAGCGAGGAGTTGATAAATGCAAAGGCGAACCTGGCGGCGTTGGAGGCGTTCTTGGGAAGTAGGGCGTATGTGGGGTTCGTGGAGGCGCGGAAGGAAGAGTTGCGGCAGGTGAGGGAGACCATTTTGAGTGTGGACCCGGTCGACAGAACGGATGAAATTGAGCATTTCAAGTTGAGGGGCGAGATGAGAGTGTTGGAGGAGATGCTAACGGTTTTTGAGAGTGCAGCTGAAGAGTTGAAAGACAGGATAGAGGATTTGGAACAGGAAGAAGGTAGCGGGTAGTCACCTTCGACGAGGATCGGCGTAGTGCCGGACTCGAAACTAAACTACCGAAATAACTAAAGGAGATAATGAAACCGAAAAATTACATGATGTTTATGGACGCCGACGAAGGCGGCGGGGGAGGCGATGATGGATCGTCTAGGGGAATTGATGTGTTCGAGGGAGATGGTGGACAACAGGCGCCAGAACCTCAACAACGTGAGGCGCAGCCTCAGCCACAGCGCGAAGCGCCTCCGACCGTTGATGCGAGGCAACTGGCGAGTGAGTTTGGACAGGTAATTGGGCAGCACTTCAGGCCACCGTCGAAGGAGATGACGACGGAGGAGGCGAAGCGGTTGTTGAGTGTGTGGGAGCCGACGAAGGAGTGGTTGGCGAAGTACGATAATCTGGAGACACGGGAACAGGCTATTGCTGAGCAACGAGATGGCATGATCCGACAGGCTGATACGTTGATGCGGTATCGGATGGGCGAGATGATGCAACAGCTCGAGGAGAGGTATTCACCGATGCTCGAGGCGGTGCGACAGCAAGAGGCGCGGGCGGGTGAGTGGAGATTTTCACAGATGTTTCCGCAGCTGAACCATGATGCACTGAGACCGCTGTTATTTTCAGTCGCGCAGAGTATGATGGCGAACGGGGTACAGGCGAGGAATGAGAGAGAACTTTTCACAGCGATTGCACGGGGAGTCGAGTCTGTGATCAAGGTAAGTAATCCCCAATTTAGTTTAGAATCAAACGGGACGCAAGTCCCGCCAGGAAAGAGAACCGGCCACACTGCTGGTGCACTTCCGGTAACAACGCCGGGCGCAGGTGGTGGAGGGCAAAGAGGACCAGGTCCCCCAAAACCGAGGGGTCTGGCGGTCTTTGATCCGTAGGCCATAACGAGAAAGAAATACTACGATGCCATTCGGGCTTGTTAGTTCAGAACAGATAGATGACTATTGGAGTCAGAATACGCGGAG